TTATGTATTAAACATTTAATAAACTGAAAATATTTTTCAAAGTAATAAAGTTTATTTATAGGTTTATATTCAAGAGAAAATTTGATATTTTTTTTTATTTTATTTATATTTATAGGTAATTCTTTCAATTTATTTATATTGTATAATAATATTATTATAATGTAAAATCTAAATAAAGGATAAAAATAAGTTTTTAATTTTTCACTTAAAATTTTGAAAGTTATAATAAATTTGAGATAAAAACTAAAAACTTTGAGATTTTTATTATTTATCTTTTATTTTAGTATGGAGATAAAATGATAATTATTATTATAATTTATTATTATAATATTATAATAAAAAATGGATGACGACTTAAAATCATTATTATCATGGAAAATTATAGATAAATATTTTAATGAAAATCCTAATTGTCTAGTAGCTCATCATTTAGAGAGTTATAATGATTTTTTTAATAATGGAATACAGCGTATATTTTTTGAAAATAACCCAATTCGATTTATTGAGAGAGATAGCAATGAAAAAGGTAAGTTTAATGAGTGTTTATTATATTTGGGTGGAAAAGATGGTAAATCTATTTTTTATGGTAAGCCCATTATTTATGATGATAATAATAGTCATTATATGATACCTAATGAAGCACGTTTACGTAATATGACATATGGTATTACTATTCATTATGACGTAGATGTAGACTTTAATTATTATGTCGGTGATGAATATAAAACATATTCAAATAAACTAGAGAAAATTTATTTAGGAAAATTTCCTATTATGTTACAGTCTAATTTATGTATATTAAATGGTCTTTCACGTGAAGTACGTTATTCTATGGGTGAATGCCGTAATGATTATGGTGGCTATTTTATTATTGATGGTAAAGAGAAAGTTATTGTAAGCCAAGAAACATTTGCTGATAATATGCTTTATATACGTGCTAATAGTGATGATGATGTTTATAGTTATTCAGCAGAAATTCGCTCTGTTAGTGAAGACTCTTCAAAACCTATACGAACAACTGCTGTAAAAATTATGGCACCATCACCACGTTATATGAATAATAATATTGTTGTTGCTATTCCTAATGTTCGTAAACCTGTACCGCTCTTTATTGTAATGCGTGCATTGGGTATAATATCTGATAAAGCAATAATTGAAACTTGCCTCCTTGATATGGATAAAAATTCACATTTAATAAATATGTTTATTCCATCAGTCCATGATGCTAATAAATTTTTCAATCAACAAAATTCATTAGAATTTATTGCTGAATTAACAAAACGTGGTACTATTACAAGTGTACTAGAAATATTAAGTGATTATTTTTTACCTCATATAGGTGAATTGAATTTTATTGATAAGGCATATTATTTAGGTTATATGGTTTATAGATTATTAAAAGTAGCCTCAAAAGAAGAACCACCAACTGACAGGGATAGTTTCAAATTTAAACGTGTTGAATTATCAGGCACATTACTTTATGATTTATTTCGTGAATATTATTTAATACAAAAAAAGGATATTACACGTAAAATAGATGAAGAATATTATTATCATAAAGGTTCTTATAAAGATGATGGCTCATTATCAAGAAAAGAAAAAAAGGAATTAAAACAAAAAGTAAAATTTAGAGAGAAAACTGAAGCTACTGAAGAAAATAAATATCGTGATAATTTTATTAGTCTTATTGAAAGTAATTTTAAAACTTTTTTTAAAGACCGTCTTGTAGAGCAAGGTTTCAAAAAAGCATTTAAAGGAAATTGGGGTGCACAATCTAATACTAAACGTCAAGGTGTAGTTCAAGACCTTAATCGTCTAAGTTATTATACATTTATTAGTCATTTAAGAAAAATTAATCTTCCTATGGATGCTACTGCTAAGGTTGTAAAACCACGTCTATTAAATGCGTCACAATGGGGGTTTATTGATCCACTAGATAGTCCTGATGGTGGTAATATTGGTCTCCATAAACACTTGGCATTAAGTACATATATTACTAGTGGAACATCTGGTTATCCAATATTAAAATGGTTACGAAATTATGGTAATCTAAAACTAATTGGTGAATGTAGTAAAAGTGAATTAGCGAATGATACTAAAATATTTGTAAATGGATTATGGTGTGGTTTAATTAATAAACCATTTGAATTAGTAAATATTTTTAAATTATATAGAAGAAATGGACTTATTCCATTATATAATAGTATAAGTTTTTCAATCGAAACAAATGAAATTCATATTTATAGTGATGCTGGACGTTTAATACGTCCAATATATTATGTAAATAATGGTACTATTCGTTTAAATTCAAAGAAAATACAAGAACTATTAATTGATGAAAAATTAAGCTGGGAACAATTAATTGCTGGAATTGGAGAGAAAAAACAGACAAATTTTAAAACTAAAAATAATAACTATTATAAATTAAGTCAATTATATGATATTGATGACGTAATTAATCCTACTACATTAACCAAATTGACAGAAAACCAAGCATTAATTGATTATATTGATACATCTGAGGAAGAAAATGCTCTTATTGCTGTAAAAATTAATGATTTAAAAAGTAATAAATATTATACTCATCTTGAAATTGACTCATCATTAATGCTAGGTGTAATGGGTAATCTTATTATTTATCCAGAACATAATCCTTTACCTCGTAATGTGTTTTCTTGTGGACAGAGTAAACAAGCAGTTTCAGTTTATCATTCAAACGTACAAAATCGTATAGATAAAATGGGTGTTACATTAAATTACGGACAAATTCCGCTTGTAAAATCTAGATATTTAGACTATATAAATAAAGAAGAACAACCTTATGGTGTAAATGCTATTGTAGCTATTATGTGTTATAGTGGCTATAATGTTGAAGATGCTATTTTAATTAATGAAGGATCATTACAACGTGGTATTTTTAGAACTACATATTATTCTATGTATGAAGCTCGTGAAGAAAGTTCTAAAATAACAGGACTTACTAATTCACGTTTAGCTAATATAGAGAAAAATAATGTTATTGGTAAAAAAAAGGGTTATGATTATAGTCAACTAGATGATTATGGATTAATAAAAGAAGAAACCGAGCTTAATGATAAAATGATTTTAATAGGTAAAATTAATTCTAATTTATTACAAAAAGATGTTTGGATTGATGACTCAGTTAAACCAAAACGCGGTCAACTTGGTTATGTAGATAAAGCTTTTATTACATTAGGTGAAGAAGGTTTTAATATTGCTAAAATTCGTATTCGTGAAGAACGTATTCCTGCTATTGGTGATAAAATGGCTAGTCGTAGCGGTCAAAAAGGTACTATTGGACTTATTATACCAGAGAATTCTATGCCATTTACGGAAGATGGTTTAAAACCTGACCTTATTATTAATCCACACGCTATTCCATCTCGTATGACTATCGGACAAATTATAGAGAGTTTTTTTGGTATTGCTTGTGTGTCTTATGGTGTATTTGGTGATTGTACTGCGTTTCAATTAAAAGGTTCTAATTACCATAATTATGGACCATTACTTACACGTGCTGGATTTCATAATAGTGGTAATCATCTTCTCTATAATGGAATGACTGGAGAACAAATTGAAACTTCTATATTTATGGGACCTACTTATTATATGCGTCTTAAACATATGGTTAAAGATAAAATCAATTATAGAGCACGTGGACCTAATAATTTTCTTACTAGACAACCAGTACAAGGACGCGCTAATGATGGAGGTTTACGTATTGGTGAAATGGAGCGTGATGCAGTATGTGCGCATGGTATGTCATATTTCTTAAATGAATCGTTTTTAGTGCGTGGTGATGAATATTATATGGCATTATGTAATGTAACAGGACAAATTGCTATTTATAATGAAGAGAAAAATTTATTTTTAAGTCCATATGCTGATGGACCTATTAATTTTATTACAAATCCAGACGCCACATTAAACATTAAAAATATTAGTAATTTTGGCAGGTCATTTAGTATTTTAAAAATACCATATTCATTTAAACTTTTAATACAGGAATTATTAACTATGAATATTAAACTTGTTATTATTACTGAAGATAATATTGATCGATTAATGTCTATGTCATATTCAAATAATATTAATAAATTATTGGATAAATCAGAGAAATTATCTAACGAACAATTAGAACTTGAAATTAAAGAATTTGTTAAATCATTAAATTATAAACTTAAATCTAGTGAATATCAAGGCGATAATGAAAGTTTATACAGTGATTATGCACCAGGTAGTCAAGGTGAAATCATACAAGAAGAATTAGGACAAATTGAAGAAAAAGGTGACGAACAATTTAAATTAAAAGAAAATATTATTCAAGAAACTAGTCCTGAATATGCACCATATTCACCAGCATATCAACCAAGTGAAGAAGAACTTATTACTGGTTCTAGTAGTCCTTTTGAACTTACACCAAATTTATCATTACAACCTAGAACACCATTAGGAACACCACCAACAGCATTAGAACAAGTAACATCAATAGTTCAAAATATACCTTCATTAATTACTAATGCTTTACAAGGACAACAAGGACAACCACCTGAAATTATAACTAAAACACAATCACCAATAGGAACAATTCAAACAGGAGGTAATAATATACCTTCTATATTAAAAGTATCCGATACATCTGAAATAGATGAAACACCTGAAACATCTGATAAAACGAATAATACAAATGAAGAACCTATTGAAACATCTAATGAAAAAACAAAAACAATACAAACAAAAAGCGTTTCATTTCAATTATAAAAATAAACTAAAAAATTGATTACAAATTAATTAAATTAAATTAAATTAAACACAAATATTATAAATAATATATTAAATGCTAAATTTCAATTCAAATTTACTAATTACACAAATTTATAAGTCTAGAAAAAATATACTTGAATTAATGGATACACAAGATTATGATATTTCTGGATATGCTAATTCAAGTATAACTGAAATAAGTTCTATGATACAAACTAATCAATTAGATATGTTATTAGAAACAAAAAACGAAGTGTCTAATAAAAAGAAAGTATATATAAGATATTATTTATCAAAGACATTAAGACCATCTAATTTATACGAAATGATTGATGATTTATTTATATTAAGCGAAACATTAACAAAAAATGATACTCTTTATATTATTATTAAAGAAGAATTACCTGAAACACTTATTAATGAATTAAAACATATTTGGGAAAAAGATAAAATATTTATTGTTATAGAAAGTTTAAAAAAACTTCAATTTAATATATTAAAACATATATTAGTTCCTACTCATAAAATATTAGATGACGACCAATTAACACAAGTTATGAAAAAATATAATATTACAAATAACGAACATTTTCCAACATTATCACGTTTTGACCCAGTTGCTAGAGCTATTGGAATAAGACCAGGACAAGTATGTCATATTATAAGACCTAGTAAAACTGCTATACAAACCGATTATTATCGTTTATGTATATAGAAAAATCTTTAAGGTTGTAAAATTATTATTGTTTAGACATTTTTATTTCTCTTCAGATAATGTTTCTATTTCTTCAGTTACAAACCCATCAAAACAACCACTACAACATTTAACACACAATTTACAACAAGTAAAATTACAAGTTAATATATTACATAAAAATCCAGAAATATAACCACAATAATAACCAATATTATAATATAATGTTTTTTTATTTATATTTTTATTCATATTATTCATATTATTATATTATAATATAATAAATACAAATTTATAATATAATAAATACAAATTTATAATAAATTAAAAATTAATGGAAGAAAATTATGATATTGAATTAGGTTTTATTAAACCATCTAATGAAGATAATCTATTTACAATTTATAGTAAAAGTGGTTGCATTAATTGCCATAATGTTAAAGATTTTTTAAACAGTAATAATATTAAATATAATGTTATTGATTGTGATGAATATTTATTAGAAACTAAAGAAGAATTTCTTAACTTTATTGAACTCCAAGCTGGAAAAAGTTACAAAACATTTCCAATGGTATTTTATAATAAACAATTTATTGGTGGATTTAAAGATACAACTGATTATGTAAATAATATTTATAATAAATCTAATTTAGATTTTTCTTCATTAAATAATTTTTAATAATTTTTAATAATTTTTTATAATTTTTTATAATTTTTTATTTTTCAGTATAAAACAATTTATCCCTTTATTTCGTTAGTGTATAAATATATAAAAATTATATAAAAACTTATAAAAATAACCAAAAAACTAAATATATAAAATAATAATAAATAATAATATTAAATATGGATTTAAATGAAATTATTAATAATGTAAATGAATATAGTTTAAATAATAAAACTAATTTTTATAATGAAAAATTAATTAGTTTTAAAAGTCAATTTCAACCAATATTAAATGAATACAAAAAATATTATGTAATAAACAAAATGTATCCAAATAATAATGAATATGCTACTTATTATAGTAATTCATTAAGTAATTTAAATAATTTAAAAAAACAAGTTGACACATTACAAAATGAGTTAAATATTGATGTTACTAAAGTTAATGATACTTTACTTGAATTAAATAAAGAAATAACATTACAACGTAAAATAAATAAAAAATTAAAATTAAAATCTGGATTAATTGAAAATAATTTAAACTCATCACAAACAATATTTGATGATTTTGAAAAAATTCATTATTTAAATTTATTAAGATTTAGTGCATTAATTACGTGTTGTTTAATTGTAATAAGTTTAATAAAACAATTAACAAATAATAAATATGTTAATTTATTATATTTATTTGTGTTTATTATAATATTATTTTTATTTTATTTTAATTTTAGTAAATCTACTAAATATTAAATGTTTTATAACTAGGATTTTATAACTTAGTAGAAAGGTGTAATTAAAAATGTGTAATTAAAAATGTGTAAAAATAATTATTTAATTCATTTAATATAAATAATAAGTAATATTATATATATTATGTTATCAATTTATAAAACTTATTATCTCTCTAATTACTATAATAATTCTAAGATTAATAAAAATTTAATTTCCAATAATTTTATAAATTATTATAGTAAAAAAACATATGAAAATTATTTAACTAATTTATATAATTATAATTATTATAATTATTATAATTATTATAATATATATAATCAAAAAAATAACAAAATAATTCAATATTTTAATGTTCTCTATAATAGAATTAATAAATATAATATAGATGATGTTGTTGAAGTTAATAAAATAAATGAAATAAATGAAATAAATGAAATAAATGAAATAAATGAAATAAATGAAATAAATGAATTTGATAATTCAAAAAATATTTATTTATTTTTACTATTAGGATTTTTAGGATTTGGTTTTTATTATAATA